GCTATCAAGTATAGCAAGCGTGGTGTCGATATCAAGTTCCCTGAGTACATCACGTACACTCCGCGTTGTAGCATCACGTACACTTCACGTGGCGTGTCGAGATGGGATGTTGATTTGATCTCTGGACCAGTGGTTGAGGTTTACACTCATCACTGTTCCGGGGAACTTGTTCTCAGGTCAGTACTCGTTGCAGAGGCTGAGAAGGCTCTGAAGCAGTATGAATCAGAGAAGGCCGAGAATCAGAAGAAGCAGATTGAGTATCTTGAGGCGGACGACTCTGATTCTGATGATGAGGATTACGACGAGCTTCAGCAGAAGGTCGGAGGGTACAAGGCCAAGATGGCAATGATCCTCAGTATCGTGAACTCTGAGGCGGCTGAGGAGGTCGAGAAGCTCAAGAAGAAGCTCGAGTCTACAAAGTCGCTCAAGGCTGAGCACGAGGCCTCCATGGCTTCGCTCAAGGCTGAGCACGAGGCCGCCATGGCTTCGCTCAAGGCTGAGCACGAGAAGACCTTGACTTCGTTCAAGACTGATCACGAGGCTTCGTTGGCTTCCCTCAAGTCGTTCCAGAAGGAGCTTGAGTCGAAGCATGAGGCCAAGCTGTCTGATGTGAGTGCAAAGCTCACTGTTGCAGCTGATGATCTCACACAGCTTAAGGAGAAGGCTTTTTCACAGAAGAAGCTCCTTGACACCGAGATGGATCATTCCAAGACTCTCCAGCAGGAGAACCGCGATTTGGCCAGCAAGGTGAAGGATCTCGAGGACAAGCTCCAGACTGAGATTGACAACGTTGTCAAGCTCCAGCAGGACTACCACGAGGCTTCCAAGAAGCTGACCGCTTCTACGGCAAAGTTTGAGACGCTCCGCAAGAGCATCCTCGAGCACGTCTCTGACGAGTAAGAAAATTAATTTTTTCTCTTAACTTTAATCTAACGATTAATTTATAAACAAAGAGAGAGTGCCTCTCTCTTTAAAAATTGATAAAAATAATTTGAAGTATTGGAAAGCTTATTATAAAATATGGCAGATGAAAACAACAATTTTGAAGAGCAAGTTCTTGATGGATTTGCCCGTTTGAAAAAAATCTTGATGAAAGTAGATGAATCTGCTGTTCATGAAGAGTTCGATTCTCTAACAGATGCTGAAAAGCTTTTTATTTTTGCTAAAAAACTTATCATTCCCAAGGAGGATTTTGATGCTGAAACAAAGGTAAGGGATCTCCTACAGAAGAACTATGAGTTGAAGGCGAAAATTGAGAAGCAGGACGCAAAGTTCGGGAAGGTAGTTCGGGAAAAAGAAGCGGAAATTGCTGGTCTCAATGATGATATTAGCTCTCTTTCCGAATTGGTCAAAGAAACGGCACAGCAACGTGACGAATTTTCTGATTTGTGTTCTCAACTCAAATCTGTGAACAAATTGGAAGCTGAGGACGCTTACGCTTTCGAAGTCAAGTACAACTCTGTTCGAACCCAACGCGACGAACTTCTGACCCTTCGTGATCAGAAGCAAAAGGAAATTGATACATTGACTTATCAGCTAAATAAGTATCGAACCAAGTGTGATTCCTATCATGCTGCACGTGATGAACTTTTCTATGCGAAAGAAGATCTTGTTGAAGATATTCAAGATCTTTGTGATCAGAAGGCACAAGCTGACAAAGAGCTTCTGAGTCTGCAAACTGCGAACAAAGAGCAGAAGGAAGAGATTGCAAAGCTGAAGGCTCAACTAGCGAAGCTCGACAGTAGCAAGACACAGCGACTCTTGGCACTCAAACAGAGTATCAAGGATCTTGTTGCTGATTCACAGTAAACTAAAACTTACGTTTTTTTATAATAAATATTCTTAAATATTCTGTCTTTTTATTGGGATCATGTTTATTGACATAATCGACCATAACATTATGTCTTTTTATAATTTCTTCATTTCTATTTACAATATAACCTTCAGGAATAAGTCGCAAAAGTTTATCATAAGCATGGACAACAATATTTTCTGGAACTTTATGCCCCAAGATTCTACTAAATTGTTCACATCTCGCAATACCAATTTCTCCAATTGCTTCTGCACGATCACCATCTCTGACAGCCTCTAAAACAGAATGTACTTTACTCATATCACCACTTTTTTGTTGTTTACTAAATGACACTTTATCTATAAAATTATCAATTAAATTCGCTGAACCTTTATCTATATTATTTATTATCCAATTACTTAATTCCTTTCTTGGAATACTTTGAGGATATTTATGATCACAAACATCATGTAATAACGCCAAATATAAAACATCCCTCGTATTCAAGATCTGACAACTATTCAAAGCAACTTGAACAGCATGCTCCTAATTATGTGTCTCATCAAATATCTCCGTATTTTTCTTTACAAAATTATAAACTTTCTCCGCATGAACATCCAAAACAAGATAACCCCTCTCGTTATCCATATCAGGATTCCACAAACCATTAACAACCAATACAGGAGCTTCAACATAATTAAATTTTAAATGAGTTTTAATATGATTTACAACATATTTTGGACTACTATATATAATTCCCTCTTTAACATCAAAATCCATAAAATATTGTGGAACTAACCACTCTCCAGCCTTTAATCCTAATCCAGCACATTTGGAGATTGATATTAAACCATCAATATTTGAATACTCTTTTTCATAATTAATAGGTGATTCAAAAAAATTAGTCTTATCCAATATACAAGATACGCCTGCCTTTTCTTCCAATATTTTATCTAAAATTGTAGTTCCAGTATATTGATGCACATGAACCAATAATTTTTCATGATCTTTCTTAATTGAATTGATCAAATTAACCAATTGATTAATAAATTTTTCAATATTAATTCCAACTGCGGATTCAATCAACTCATGATTTTCATCTTTAACCTTGTTCATAATATCATCAAACGTATCACCCTTCAAAGGCTCATCAATATATTGTACCATTTGCATTTTTTGGTAAATTCTCTGTTGGTCTATAACCTTCAATATTTAAACCCCTTGAAATCAAGTTAATATCTTTGAAATCAATATAACCACAATAAGACATTATAAATATATAACACAGCTATTTTTTATATTTCAAATGGTTTCTACTAATTCTATCTGCAACTCTTGTTGGTTCTGGTTCTCTGAATTGTGAAAAAGCTTCAACAATCTCTAAACTTTTTTCATTATCAATCATATTTCCTGCCGAAATATAAACTGGATTTTGAACTTTCCCCTTCGGATTACACCAAGCGTATCCATATTCAAATCCACTTTTTCCCACAAGTTTTAATGAATGAATACCATTTTTCATTTTATTTCTTAACCTTAATTTTATAACATTCTTGTCCAAACCATCAACAAAAAGTAAATTTTTAGCTACACCAATAGTTGGAATACCAAACTCCACACCAATGTGAGTAGCAGATCCACACTTCCTTTGATGTAAAATACCATTACCATCAATTATAACCACTTCTGGCTTGACTGCTTGGAAAGCAGGATCAACCTTCACTAAATTCCAAATCTTTTTAAAACAAGGCACTTCACAAAAAGCCAAATAGCCACTTTTATATGGTTCTCTTTTTCCATCAACCGCATCATTATATTCTACACATTTTTTATAAACAACATTCAATTCATCATCAATCACAACAAAAGATACGACATCGTTTCCATTGGTTTTAGAATAAGAAATATCAAAACCTCCTACATATTTCACTTTTCTCACTTTTGACCATGTTTCAATACGCTTTTTAGCAAGTTTTAATTGCTCGTTGTCATAATCCATAATATCTTTATTAAGTACTCTTTAAAATAAAAATGAAAAATTAATTTAAAGAGATGTAATTCTTTTTATATACAACATGCCAAAAAAGTTGAATTTTATTGAGAATGGAATGGAAACGTGGAAGTTCAGACCTACTTTAAGTAGAAGTGGAAAGGCGAAATATAAGAATGATTTGAAGCATATTGTGAGAGCAACTTCAAACATTTTTGGGGTGCCTGTGATAATCATGAGTGACTTACATAGTCATTCTTTTGAGTTGTTCGAGAGGATGGTTGAGAAGGGTACTATTGATTTCACGAAATATTATATGATTGCTGTAGGAGATATGGCGGGGGATTATGTGAGAGGTAGTGATGGAAATCCAACGGATTTCTACAATTATCTTTTAACTGATTTGAAGGTAAAAGGTTTGTACGTTGTACAGGGAAATCACGATTTACCTCCAAGTCAAAGTGATGTCGATCACAAAACTAAAATATTTGTTCAAAAACATATTTTGAGGGATGGTGAAGCTACGTCTTCTCCATTTGGAAAGGTTGGAGGTGTAAATGGAATTATTTCCAATAAGCCTCATCCTTACAAGATGAATGAGAAAAAGTTTTTTAATTTCATGTATAAATTGATTCCACAACATCTCGATGTATTGTTGACGCACGATACACCAAGATTCTTCTATGAAGATAGGGAATTTATTGGAAAGGATGATATCTATAAGACAGCTTTGCGTATCAGACCAAAGGTGTACATTTATGGGCATTGTCATCATCCACAACTTCACACAGTTCATAAAGATATTCATTTTTTGAATGTTGACGGACGTGTAGTTATTGTTGATCCTCTTGATGATTGATTTAAAAAATTTGTAATTATAATATAATCTGTAAATATTATGGATTTTGCCAAATGTGTTATTTGTGATAGTCGAAATTCTTTTAGGAAGAAAATAAAATGTCCTAATGGGAGTGGTAAATTTTGTAAAAATTGTATAAACTGTGAGATGAGATTCATAATAATCAGATGGTGGAATATTATCCACCCAATGATTATTGGTATTATATTTACCAGTTTTATTATTATCATCTTCAATGATATCTTTGATAGATATCTTTTCAATAATCAATTCATGTGGCATATACATCTTTTATATTCATTAATATAAAAGAATTTAAAAATCAATTTTTACCATACTTTGGTTACCATTTTATATAATAATTAAGGTGCGTTTTTTAACATAAAGATGAATATATATCTTAATAAGATAATGACTGATTTGTTTATGAAAAGTATTACTGAATATTTTAACAAAGCTGAATCCAAAACACATGAAGAAACTCATGATATGGTAAAAGTTACTGTAATTGAACTTATTGGAAATGTAAATGAACAATTATACAAGTTTTTTATGAAAGAATATTCAAAATGTGTATATGACACAGACTTAGTTCTTGAATTAACAACAACGGGAGGAGAATTGACATGGGGATACATGATCTCTCAAATTCTCTTAAGACATAAAGGACATGTAACAGTGAGAGTTCCATATTATGCAATGTCTGCTGGAACAATCATTGCACTTTCTGCTGATCAAATTGTATTAAGTCATTGTGGTTGTTTGGGACCGATTGATCCTTATATTTATGGATTAAATGTGCCAACAAGTACAAAAGTTTTTAAGGAATATAATAGACGTACAGGTGGAATGTGTAAGGCTTTTATGTCTTTATTTTCATTTGATATTGTGAATTGGGGATTGACTAATATTGTGACCAATTATTGTGAGAAGATGTTGGGAAGGATTGATAGTGATCACAAACAGTTGATTAAGAGACTCTTGGGTAAGTATGGGGATAAAGCTGATAATATTTATGAGTTTTTCACTGATGCTAATCATCATCAAACACCTATTTATTTGAGTGATATTCCGGAGGAGTTGGGATTGAATATTAAAGAGGATGTTGTGCTTTTGAATAAGAGGTATGAGAGAGATAATCCAAAATCTGGTGTATTTGACTTTTTTGGGAAGAAGGGAGGAGATAATAACATGTACACTCAATACTCCAAAGAAATGTTAAATACTGGATTGGATTTTTATAAGAATTATCTAAACAGTAAGCTTCCACAAAATGATCAAAATAATATTAAACCAATTTCTCCTTTATCGGTAACTGAATCAGAAGAGAAACCTTCATCGATTAAAAATGATTTAACAGAAAGTGCGAATGAGTTGGTAAAAGAAGTTATTGAAACTACAATGGATGATCATGTTTATTTTGATGAAAACGAAGGTGGTTTAGTAGAAGAGTAATAAAAAAAATTTATTTTACATATTAATGATTTAATTGGAACAATTACATCATTATGACTAGTTTGGAAAGGGTGTAATAAAATTATTGGAGATTATTGGTAAAATTTCTGTAAAAAATATAAATTATTTATTATAAATAAAATGGAAAATCTTAAAATTACTTTTGTTTCGTTAAATCGTGATATTGTTAAAACGGTTAATGATGTGTTTTCTGGTTATAATAATATATCTGCTATTCACTCAAATATTGGTCAATGTAGATCACATGATTGTATTGTATCTCCTGCGAACTCATTTGGCAATATGGATGGAGGTATTGATCGTGCGATAAGTTATATGTTGAACACAATTGATGATAGGGATTATATTGGAAAAAAAGTAAGAAAAGAGATACAAAAAAGATATAGAGGTGAGCAACCAGTTGGAAGTTGTATGATTATTCCAACAGATAATAATAAATTTCCGTATTTAGCACACACACCAACAATGAGAATTCCAAGAAATTGTGTGGGAACTCTCAATCCATATTATGCATTCAAAGCTGTTTTGTGTGATATTTTGAATTTTAATGAATATATGGCAAGTGTAGGTGGAAAGAAGATTAAAACCATTTTGACAACAACATTTTGTACAGGTTGTGGAGAAGTACCTTTGAGAATGGCTTTGTTACAGATGAAGAAAGCTTATGATGTTGCTCGTGATGGAGTTAAAATAGGATGGTCAAATGTTAATAAATTTGATCAAGAATTGGAAAAACTTAGAAAATTAACAGTTGAAGAAGATTTGAAAGATTTACTATCTCACTCTAATAGTAAACAGGTTAAGAAGCTTGTTATTTAAACATGAAGTGTTTATTGTTAAACATGTGGTGTTTATTGTTTATTGTTTATAGGTGTAACCATATGTGGTACAATACCATTTTAATAATTTCTTTGTTTCCTCTGGCAATCGATCATAAACAGATTGATCGATTACAGGTTTTGGGTATTTTTTACCATTATATAATTTACCGCTATTTTTCTTTTGTTTACTAAGGTTATTCAAATTTATACCTGTTCTATTGAATTTATTTAGTGGTGATACATTTTCAATTTGGCAAATAACATTTGGGAAAAGTAATCCACATAGTTTACTCCAATAAACAAGGGTTTTAATAGCGATATCTACTTGTTCTTCAAATGGTGTATTATCGGTAACATCTTTTGGTAAATCTATTTCCAGTTGTTCTTTTATGTGTTTTCTTCTAAATTTATAACTAGCATTATTAGGTGAGTATTTATTTTCAAGCATAATACTTGGAATAGCAGTATATGGGTTTCTGACAATATGGATGACAACTTCGAAATAAAATTTATCTCTGATTATTTTACACCATGGGTTGTCAATATCATTAACAGATAATAACCATGAGGATGTTCCATTTCTCATCATTTTTTCATGACCAATATTGTATCCCATTTTATTTAGATAATGGGAAATAGATCCTGTTCCACATCTTGGGTGACCAATACAGAGGAACTCTTTGTATTCTACTTTTTTGTGATGATCTTTATTCCTCTTTCTATCTTGTTTGTTTATATTTTTGGGGTGAATTTCTGAAAAAAATTTTTTATATCTTCCTGTTGAAAGATCAAATACAGGAAGGGGTAACAAGGTGAAGTGTTGAATTGATCTGTCCCTATTTACAAGTTGTTTGTGAATATATACATCACTTGTTGTATTGATTTTCTTTAAATTTTTTAGAAAAATTATAGCAAAGGGTCTATTAATTATAAAACAAGGGTTTGATGGCACTTTTTGTTTAGTAAAAGTCAATCTGTTTGGATATTTATGTAAATGATTTGCAAAAGAAGCACCCAATCTGATTAGTAAAGGTTTTGAAAGATTTATACCCAATCTTCTGAATGTTTGAAGATTAATCATTTTTCTCATATTTGCAATACCGTTTGGCATAAATTTAACATCATCTTCACAAATCATAACTAATCTTTCATAATTTTCAGCCACAATATCTTTCATAACTCCTATAAAACTACACCAATTTCCTATTTGTGGAGGTACTAAAGAATTATTTTTACACCCACACCTTTTTTTTCCACATCTAAAACAAGGAGGAAATTTACTAACTAAATCTCCTTTCATTAAGTTAATTACTTCTATGCTATCTTTATCAATTGCATCAAATATTTTCATCTTATTTCCCAATCCAACTCGACATAGTTCATTTGTAACATGGAAGCGTCGATCTTTATTTTTTTTCAAATTTATGACATAAACTTTATTTAAAAGTTTAAACATCAATCTTAAATTATTTATACAGGATATAAATAATTTAAAAAATAGACACATATACAACATAGTAATAATGAAAAACAAAATTATTCAAACTACATTTAAACGGTTAATTTCAATGACCAATAATAAAGTAAACAAGCCAAATGTTCTTAAGGAATTTGGTCAAGGACTTGTTATTCCTGTTGCATTTTTTACTGTGGTGGGGGCGGGATGCTACGCTGTTGATCGGGCTTATGGGATTGGTCAAAATAAATAGTTTTTGAACCATCACTTTGTTCTTGTTCTTGTTGTTCTTGTTGTTCTTGTTGTTCTTCTTGTTCTTTAGGTATAGGAACTACTTCATCTGCAAAAATTTTCTTAAAAATTTCACAAGTTGGAAGATGGCCTTCAGTCTCAAAGTTTCTAACAACTTGTTGATCATTTCTTGTGTTTAAAATTGCAAAGACGTAATTTTCAACATATCCGTCACACTCTTCTAGAACTTCTTTGAAGATTTCGGCGACATATTTTGGAGGATTTCTCCAAGCACCGCAACCCAAAGCACCTAATACAATTGTTCTGTGACCATATTTATTTGCTATTTGAATGATTAGTTTTATTTTTGTTTTTAACATTTGTGTGTCTCTTTCGTTCAGTATTTTTTCGTTTTCGGTGCCATCTTCGTTATGTCTATAAATAAGATCTGGATATTTGATACCTGGGCAAGCAATAAAAGCCAATTCTGGCCAAAATCCATCAGGAATTATTTTCCAACCTGATTTTTCGGTTGTTTTAACAACTTTTACTTCAGGTGAATATATTGCTTCATCTTTACGAATTGGATATAATTTTTGTACAAGGGTTAAATAGTAGTTTGTGCGTCTAAAAAGAGATTCTTCTTGGGCGCCTGATCCACTTTCTATACAACCACCTGCGAAGTTATCATCTGCAAGGTTGAGAACAAGTGGGTTTTCGTTTATACAATGAAGAATTGAACATTTGATTGCATCCATATTCATAAATTTAATTGTTGATTTTTCAGACTGTTTGACCCACTGATAATTCTCATCATATTGTAGTTTTACGGATTGATTGTTTGGATAAAGCCTTTTTTCCTCACATATTCTTCTGGTATCATTCCAACATTCTATCCTGTCCATAAATACTTTACTCATTTCTAATGTTTTTATTTATAAAAAAATAGTTAAAAAGACGCGGAAAGGTTAATATTATGGAATCTTTAATATTATTTTTTGTTAGTATTGGCATTGTTTGTATCCTATTTTATTCAATTGTTATTGTTACATGTATACCTATTATCATATATGATCAATTCCGACGTCATAGTATTTACCAAACTATGTCAAAATCTATCCGCGTTGACAAAGCAGGATGTTGTGGGGACAATATGCCCCAGCAAAATTGATAAAAATTTTATTTCAATTTATAAAAATGTTCTTGTGGGGTATGAATGATGATGAAAAAATGTCTATTTTCGCACGAAGTTTGACTGGAGAGGAATACAAAATTTGTGTTAATCCGAAAGACAAGGTTTTGATGTTAAAGTATGAAATTGCTCAGAAATATGACATCGAAATTAGACTTCAACGACTCATTTATTGTGGTCAAGAGATGGAAAACGATTGTGCTATCAATTTTTACGATGTTGCTTCTCAAACAGTAATTCATCTGGTTATTATTGATGAGCCATCAGTTCCTTCTTCTTTGATAGAAACTGTTTTTAATATGGAAATAGCTTTTAAGAAACTTAGAAAAAAGTGTGAGCGTCTCCAAACTGAAAACGCATCTCTGAAGGAAGAGTTGGCTAAGATCAAGAAGGAACAGCAAAAATCTCCAAATCTAATTGACGGTAGTATGTCTGCTCTTTAAATAAAAATTGATTTTTTATATTTAAGAATTTGTTTTATAATATATAATAAATTATGACTATTAATAAGAAAGGTGGTAAACATAAACATTTCAAACGTAATAGAAATAATAAGACAGAAGATAGGAGGAATCCAAAGAATATTGACCGTGCATTGAATGAAATGGGTGAATATTATGCTATTATTTTGAAATCTCTTGGTAGTAAACGATTCGATGTAAAAATTGTGGATCGTTTATGGGAAAAAGGTAAAAAGAGAACGCATAATGCTTCAATAAGAGGTTCAAAGAAAATGAATCGTTACAGAAATCTTTTAAAAAATGGTAATCAATCCAATCGACTGATTAAGGTAACATTTGATAGTTCAATTCAACTTATAGATATTATTCATGCTTATCAAGATTGGGAAGGTGAATATTTAATTGAAGAAGAAATGTGTTTTCTAAATGGAGAACAAGAACAACGTATTGTTATTAATGGTATCGATGATACAGAAGGTGGATTCAAGTTTGAGACAGTTTCAGGTAAACGTAAAGATGTTTTTCGAGAGAAAAAGAAAGATACAGTTTCCATGTTCGAACTAACAGGAATACCATCTTCTGATGAAGAAGGTGAAGAAGAGGTGCAACATGAATTTGCTGCATTAAATAAGCAACGATATAAGAAAGTATCTAGATATAAGGATACAATGTCTAAAGAAGATTTTGATGCTTTTATTGATGAAATATAAGATCAAAAATTTATAAATTATTTTCAGAAAATACATCAACTATTGGTTATTCTTCTTTTTCAAGTAAAAATCTTGTGATACTATTCCCTGTTAAATATTTCCACATACATTTTACAAAAGATTGACAGTTTGCTTTTTTAGGATATTTTTGTAAACTACATAGTAAATCGTATCCTCTGTGAGCATTTTGAAATCTGAATACAATATCATTTAAGGTCTTGAATGTTGTTGGATTATCATTTTCTTCGAAATTATAACTATGTAACATTTGAAATTCTGCTGAATTTGACATGATACATCCAACTCTACTCATATTTCGGGTAACTCTGATATTTCCATTATAAAATCTAGAAACATCGCTACAAAACACACCTCCATCCATTTTTCTAGATATTGCCGCATATTCATAAAGATAATAAATATTTGGATGTTTTACATTATCCCCTGTATTATAAAAATGAACCAATAAAACAGAATGAACCCCGCATTGAAAAATCCAAATATCCATCAATTTATAATCATTCAATACATTAAAGAAATTTTTTCCAGTACGAGAAATACGATTTGCATTATTTACAAAAAGAATAGTAACCATTTTACCAACATGTCTATCCCCAAAACACGATACTATTTTTTTCTCAACATGGTTATTCCACGGAGAAACAAATTTTGGTTGATTTGGACGCAAAATATGCAAAATATCTTCCCTTAACTCACCAACATCTGCTTTATTTATCCATTGGTTACCTTTGTCCGTATTATACTCATCAAACGAATCATTAATATTCATAATAATATTACCAATATCTACATTTCTTGATTTTAAATCGGTGATAGATTCTTCTAAATATTCAATTAACTTATCTCTTATTGGTCTTTTTTTTCTAGATGATATTGTTATTACTTTTCTTACACGTACTCTATCAATAAATCTTTGTAATGCCTCCACTAACCTTTCGCGGTTTTCCAGAGTATTTCTAAAACATCCCCTCTGTTTCTTTGATGGACTACTAATTATTCTCCATTTCCATTTTTTGTCTTTATTGTAATACACATATCCAGCGGTAGCTCCGTTTTTTACACCTTTGCTGATTTAAAGTGCCGACTACTAATCAGGTAAAAATCAATTAAGGTTTGAAGAATTACCTTCGGTAAAAACAACTGATAGTCAAACTTTTATCCTTTATTATAAGGTGAATGACTGTAAATAAGAAATGGTCTTTAAATGTAATAACGTTATTTTGCTTTCTGAGCCACGTTTTTACAACCATAAGTTAAAAATCATAAGATTAAAAACTGAAACAACCTTATTTTTCATTATTGCTTATAATATATTATATATAATCCTTTAAGTTATTTTAATCGGCGTTTTAAATCAGCAAAGGTGTAAAACTCTTTTTCCCTTAACTCGCATATAATATATAACAGATTATAATATAATAAGTCACAAATCATTATTATCAACATTGATTTCAATTATCTGATCTTGATCTTGTTGTTCTAGTTGTTCTAGTTGATCTTGTTGATCTTGTTGTTCTAGTTGTTCTAGTTGTTCTAGTTGTTCTAGTTGATCTTGTTGATCTTGTTGTTCTTGTTGTTCTTGTTCATCTTCTGAATCAGGGAGTTCTTCGTCAACACCATCAGATTCGTTTCCTAAATCTAAAAAGAAATTATTAAGACAAGTAAAATCTTCATTATTTTTTTTATGAATGATCATTTCAATATCATCCGTAAGTTCATTTTCAACTGTAACAAATCTATGCCATCCATTTTCACCATAATCTATTTTAAGGAAATATTTTAACAACGGATCAACTTCAAATGTTGTTATATTATTAAGTTGTAATGTATTATAATCAACAGTATTACTCATAACTAATTTATTATTTTCTGAATAAAGTTCAAGAGTATAATTTGGAATATCTTTTGATACATTGACAAATAAATATGTTTTGACTGTTCCAAACAAGTCCAAGTTTTCTATTTTAATTTGGATGTCTTCACTCATTTTTATTATATAATATATCATCTTTTAAATAATTTTTATAAACTATTTAAAATATATGGTTAAAAATTTTTTATTTTATTTTATGTTTACCATGGGCTTCCAGCCATTTTTCCACCATATCCCTGTGGGCAGTTCAATCCTTGTGCACCAAGTTCTGGGCTAAAGGTTTGGACACCTGTACATTCTGGGCCTTTTTGGCCACCATCGGCGCATCCACTGATACAGTTTGGTCTGACATTGTATCCGGCTGGGCCATCAGGTGATGGGTTATCAAAGCTTTCGTGTTGTCTTTCTTCTTGTTTGAGTTGCATTAAATGTTCCTCGGATTTTGGGTCTTCACTATCATCTTGGTTTGTCATTTTTTCGACTTTTGTGGCATGTTCTTCATCATCAGATTCTCCTTGGTTTTCCATACCTTCAACAGATCCGCATGTTGATATAACGAGAGCCATAGCTAATAAGACAGCTAAGACTGGATCTCTCATGGCAAATAGAACGATAACGACAACAATTAACAATTTGACAACACCGATTCTCAAAACTTTGGAGACCTCGACGTTAACAACTGGTAATAATGTGGAGCAGTAGACAACTAAAACAATAATCAAAACGGTTCTCAAAACTGGGTGTTCTAAGAACTGTAAGCAATCATATAACTTTTTGTAACCGACGGCAAGTGGATTTTTACTAGGCATTTATATTTTATATAATATTTTTTTTTCAAAAAGAAAAGGATTTAAATAAATGAATACTTATTTAAGTAGTTATGAAACTGAAAGAACTTTTTGACGAGAAAACATATTTGGGGAAAAGGGGATATATTTTAAGAAAAAAGAAACTCACTGAAGAGGAATTAGAAAATATTAGAAGTGAGTTGACTGTTAAACCAAATGTTCCTACAACATTTAATGACAATATTAAAAGTTTCAAAGTTTTTTTGGAAAATAAGAATAAAATATACGTTCCTAAGTTTTATGGAACAACCCGTTTTGGAAAGGCTGAAGTGAATAAAATTCCAGAGGGACAAAATATAAATATTGATTTTGTTTTTAATTTGCGCGAAGAGCAAAAGAAGCCAGCTAATGTTGCTATAGAAAAGTATAATTCAACTGGAGGGGGTATTTTACATTTACAATGTGGATTTGGAAAAACAATTATTGCCTGTTATTTAATTTCTAAAATGAAAAAAAAAACTTTGGTGATTGTTCATAAAGAGTTCCTCCTAAATCAGTGGGTTGAACGAATCAATCAATCACTCCCAGATGCAAAAATTGGAGTCATTCAGGGGGATAAATTTGATATTGAAGGTAAAGATATTGTTATTGGTATGCTTCAAACTATTTGGAATAAGAATTTCCCATTGAATGCGTTTGATAGTTTTGGACATGTTGTTATTGATGAGTGTCACAGAATTTCTTCTGAAAAATTTTCAAGGGCTTTATTCAAAATTAATTCTAAGTATATGTTGGGATTATCTGCTACACCGACTAGACAGGATGGATTGACTAAAGTCTTGAAATGGCATATTGGTGACATTATCTTTTCCATGAAAGTTAAAAATGTTAATGAAGTTGATGTTAAGAGAGTTATGGTGTTCAGTAACAATCAAGAATATAAAAAAGAATTGGTTGATTTCAGAGGTCGTGTACAGATGTCAACTATGATTAATAATATTGCTTATTGCAAAATTCGTACTTATGCTATCATTAAATTTATTGTTGATACTCTTAATGAACATTATGAAAGACAGATTCTTCTCCTAAGTGATCGTAAACAACAGTTGGAAGATATTTACAACTTAGTTACTGAAAATGATTATTGTTCAGTTGGTTACTATATTGGTGGAATGAAAGAAGCCCAAAGAAAGGAATCCGAGACTAAACAATTGATTCTAGGTACTTTTTCTATGGCTAAGGAAGGGTTAGATATTAAATCACTTAATTGTTTGATTCTGGCAACACCAAAAAGTGATATTATTCAATCTATTGGAAGAATTCTAAGACAGAAGCATGATAATTTAAATCCTAAAATTATTGACATTGTTGATACATTTTCTGTATTTAATAATCAAGCCAAAAAGAGATTAAGTGTTTATAAAAAAAGGAAATACAATGTTGAAGATATTATGATTGATATTGATAATCTTAAAGTTCTAGGTAAGAAAACCCACAACTTTAATAAAAATAAGAAAGAACAACAACAAGAACAACAAGAACAAGATAAAGGTCCTCCTAAATTATCCTTCAGTAAACCTAAACTTTTTTAACGGTATTTTTTATCAAAATCTCTTTTACCTTTTTTCAAATCTTTAATAAAAGAATCTTTTATTAATTTAATCTTTTGTTCAAATGCTCTATTAGTATTGACTTCCCTGTTAATCTTCATCTTAGCTTTGTCTAATGAATTCTTTAACTTCTTCTCATTGTACTTATTAATGTGATTAATCTTGACTAATCTCTTATTCTCTTCACTTAATTCCTGAACAAGCTTTTGGTGAATCTTCATATTTTTAACAACCTTATTTATCTTCTTCTCCAAAATGAAAATATGTCTTTTAACAACAACATCTCCATATGTTCTATTAAATTCATTCAAATCAAATCCAAACTTGTTAACTCTCTTATTCTTTCTAGTAATTTCCATATGAATGTTATCTTCGACCAATGTTTCATTTTGTTCAATTAATTTCTTATTTGTCTCAACTAATTCGTTATATCTTTCCATTATTGTTTCAAATTCATTATTCAAAATTTTAATATTCTCTGTAATTTCTTCTTTTGCCTTTTTGTTAGCTTCATCTTTGATTTTTAATAATCTATCATTCTCGTCACAAAGATCAACTAATTTTCTATTTTTGTTGTTTAATTCCTCAATCTTTTTATTATTTGTTTTTAATAAAACATTCATTGTTTGAATCTTTGCATCTTTCTTGTTACAAAGATTTTCTAATCTATTAATCTGAATAACACTTGATTCATGATTCTCCTCAGCTTCACTAAGGCACTTATGGTAATTAAGTGTTTTAGTCTTCTCTTTAACTAATTCATCCTCTAATTTGGAGACTCTTTCTTCAAACTTCTCAGTTTTCCTTCTGTGTGTATTTCTCTCCGAATCTAAAATTGTAACGAAATTCTTCTTGTTTTCATCAATTGTTCTATTCTTCTCTGAAACTTCATCCCTCAATTTTGTTCTTAACTCCTCAATCTTACAATTCATACTCTTTACACAATTCTCACGCTCAACCTTTAAAGCTTGAATCATTGAATTATCTTTAATAGACTTTGTCTTCAACATATCATACTTATTTCCATATTCTGTCAATCCATTATTCAACTTCTCAATAGTTTTTTCCCTCATCTTGATAACATTATTCTGATTAATAGATTGAATCTTTAATTGATTAAAATCCAAATCCAAATTACTTAACTTAAGTTTATGCTCATCAACTTCTTTCTCAAGATCAGTAATTTTTCCATTCTTCTGTTGAATTTCCTTTGACAAAAGTTCAACTTTTTCATTTTCAACATTTCTATCTAATGTAACTTTCAAAATCTTCAAATAATCAATTCTATAAAAGATTTTCAAATCAATTGAATTCTTGTTAAGAACATTAAATTTCCATGAAATAATATCACCATTGTTCAACCCAACAGTAATGGTTGATTTTGTCTTGATATTTTCAATTAAAAACTTATTATCCCCAGTACTTTTTAAGGTCACAGAATCACCATCATATATTAAATTATCACCTAAAGAAATTGTTTTAAGTTCGCCATCTTTACTACCAATAGTAAGTTCTAACTCTATTGTCTTATTCCATAACCACGCACTCTCATTATTAAATGCAAAAATAATTTCTCCAATCTGTTCAGCAGTGTAATTGCCTTGTCCATTGTATACATGAACAGATTGTTTTTCTTCTAGAGGGATCTCAGTCATACTCATCTCTGAAAATCTTCCCCTATGATTCAACTCCTTTTCTAATTCTGTCTTCAAAAAACTAGTTTTACTCATATTATTTATACTAAATGTAATATATTTTTTATATATATTATATTTATTACATTTTCATAAGATTTTATACCAAAAACTTGTAAATTATTGGTTACTTCAACTTCGTTACTCTTAGATAGTACACCAACTTCGTTACCATTAGATAGTACTTCGTTACTCTTAGATAGTACACCAACTTCGTTACTCTTAGATAGTACTTCGTTGATTACACAAACTTCGTTACTCTTAGATAGTACACCAACTTCGTTACTCTTAGATAGTACTTCGTTGATTACACCAACTTCGTTACTCTTAGATAGTACTTCGTTGATTACACCAACTTCGTTACTCTTAGATAGTACTTCGTTGGTTACACCAACTTCGTTACCAAAATTTTCCTTTATTAACATAGTACTGGTGACTGCGACTAGGTACACTTGAAGTATTTGTACTTGTGTTATAGTAATTAGCCCATGGATTAAAAGTACTATTTGTATTATTTGTTGAACTAGTTGTATGAGAATTATCACCAGCTCTAGGAATATTCCCAAAGACACGCAAATTATTATTATTATTAGTCTTAGCTCTATTTTCCAATTGTTGTACTCTAGCCTCCAATGTTCTAATCTTTACGTCTTTCTTTTGAATAACAATATCCTTGTTCAAGATTGCTTTGTCCTTATCTTGGATGATTGTATTCAATTCTTTGACAATGTGTTCATTATCTTTAATGATGATATCTCTATCATTAAGCTTCTTCTCTAAATCTTTAATGAAAAAATTTTTAGTAACTGTACTATCATTCATTAGGTTTAACTCATCAAGAACATCATCTAAAATGCCTAAGTAATTATGGGAAAAGAACATTTCAAAATCAATAGAATTGGAATCTCTAACATTAAAAGACCATTCAACAATTTCATTATTGTTTAAACTAATTGTGAAATTTGCGTTATATTTTAAGTTTTTAATTAAGAATTTATTTTTTTCAAGTATTTCAATCTCGGTATTCTCAAGAAGTTCCACTTCCCTCCCAGAATCGAGATTCAACTCAACTTCAATATCCTTATTCCAAAACCAAGCAGTTTCGTTATTAAATGAGAATGTTAAGTAACCTCTGTACTCAGCCTTATATTTACCTTCCGTTTTGTAAACATGTGTAGACTGCTCTTTGCTCAATTCAACTTTTTGTTTGTAATCTGTACCTAAACCTTTAGCCAGATCATGAGATAAAATTGATTTCAATTGTTTGTGCATTGTCTTTATATAGTTTATATATAATTTATTTTTTATATACTTTTTATAAACAATCAAATTGGATAGAAGTAATTTCTCAAATAATACCAATTATTCCGATATGGTTGCCAATAAGGGTCATATACAGTTGGTTGCCACCACCAATTTCTTGGTTGATATCGAGTTGGAATATAGTAATCAGCAATTGCTTTTTCTTGTTTTTTACATTTTTGGGTATTATTATAAATCATCGCAAGTAAAATAATAACAAAAATTAAACATGTAATTAAAATGGTGATCATTTATAATTTTTATAAGATTTTTTTTAATTTCCAAGATGTGTTGGATAATTGCGTAAATATGAGTATGGATAGGTTGTGTGATACTTAAATGGATATCTGTATGGTTTGTTATAAATTGGTAAGGTATAGTAATTCAAAGGATCTGATCCAGTATCCCATTCATTGAATGGTTTTTTTTTGTAAGGAACAAAAGTTTCTAGCCATTCCCCTTTTTGTAAAAGCAAATATCCAACAACAGCTACAATAATTACTAATAATAATGTAACAAGATAATTCATATGTATTTAATAGATAATTTATTTCGATCCCCCAAAAATATTATATTGATAATATTATAATGAACGAAAATAACATCATTATGACCATAGTCATAGTTGTCATTGTAATTGTTGCCATCGCAATCATCACTTACGTCGCCGAGAAAAACTCAGGAAGTACAACCAATATCTTCCCAGTAATTAGACCAAACAGACCAAACAGACCATCTAAACCATTAATTGGTGGATGTGCTGGAACAAGATGGGGATGTTGTCCAGACGGCAAAACCCCAAGAACCGACAAACACGGCAAAAACTGCTAAGAGAGAGTGCCTCTCTCTTATAAACTCTACGCTCAGTCTTCACACTACGTGTGAAACTGGTTAAAGTGGGTAAAGTTGTTATTGCTTTGTTTAATTATAGCGTTTTTCAGTAAAGAATAAAACGAGATCAGCCAAGTTTAAAAATGAAACATTGCTTGCCAATGATTTATTAATATCATCATAACTATAAGCACCACCGTGATGTTTTGGACCAGAAACAATTCTCCAAACTAATTTACCTTTCTTATTTTTAACATAAGCACCAATAGCACCATTCCTAAAAATTTTAGGTTTATATACTCTCATAACTATATTATTAGAGTATATTTTTTAATTAAACAAAGGGAGAGTGCCTCTCCCTTTTAAACCCTACGCTCGAGCTTCCTACGGACGCTCGGTCAAATTCATAACCAATTCATAACCAATATATACCGCGAACATAGTGAGCGATAAGGGGGCCAGCGGGGGATATCCCCGCGTTATTTGAGGGATCTGGTGAAATATGTTGTTGGAATGGATGTGAACATTGTTGTAATTATCATAATGATTTTAATGATATTGATTGATGTTGTGTTCCATGGCATACCTGATGGATTATTCTTTGGATAGTCTGTTGCTGGGATAGCACTTCCAGATGAAGGTCTAAAAATCTTCTCTATATAACTTTGTGGATATTCATAAAGTATTGTTAAAATTTTAACAATTGGTCCACTATCACCAACAAATGTTCTTAGAATATATGAGATGATATAGAATGCAAATCTGAAAATAACAATAGAAAGTATAGCCCATGTTGGATTTACAATTGCAAAAGACACTTCAAATAACAAAATAAGTAGTGGTAAGAAAAATGCAAATGAACTCAACAATAAAACAACTAAATGTATAATATTATTTGAACTTGAACCAAACTTCAAGACAACTATATATGAAATAACTGAAAGAAATAATAATCCTAAAATATATGAAAAGTTTTCTTTAATTCCACTAAAAATACTTTGATAAATATTCTTCCCTGTATTATAATCATTATTATCAACAGCAATACTTTGATTAGTAAAATTATTATAGTTAAAAAGTAAACATATACCAACAATTATTACTACAGAAGAAACTCCAAATAAAATTCTTTGTGAAATATTTATACTTTGGAACATAGACAAATAGTATAAAACAAAAACAAGCATTAAAAATCCAAGGAAGCCCCATTTAGATATAAGAATTCCCTCTTCAATATTACCCTTATCATTAATTTTTTCGTAAAAAAGTAGATTTGTATCTCCACTATCATCATTACTTGATACAAAAAATGAGGAACTTAATCCAATTATCAAAAGAATAATAACTGATATAGCTATCATAAGGTATAATTTCCAATTTTTATTTCCAAAATCCATCATTCCAAATTTAAATTTATCAAAAAATAAATTACTATGCTTAAAAATATGAATATAAAATGAAAATAAACACCAAACAATAATTACTATTGCTGCTGAAGGCGCTCCCCAATTTGAAATAAATTCTTGTGTTCCACCTTCTAATGTAAAATTACTTGTATCGAATTTTTTATTCTTATTTTTCAAAACTTGACAAGTTAAATATTTAAGTTGATTTTTAACTGGTTCAGTATAATCATTCATATTATCATCATCCGAACTTGTCGCATATTTATAAATAAAATTGTTATAATCTGGATTTCCACCTACATAAATATCATATATAGGCTGTTCGTCAGTTGGAACATTAAGTGAAGGATTAAGACCACCACCAGCTACAAAATTTTTACATTTGTCAGTTATTTGATTCGGATTCATATCAATTGTTGTACCTGATGTTGTATTTGAAGTATAATTAGATTGAAGATCAAAGTAGATATTTGGTATTTGTGTACTACCGGTTTTAAACAAATTGTATTGTTCTTTCTCCATACTCTACTATAAAGTTAGATAACTTTTTTTCTGACATTTTAATAAATTAAGGAATTAAACTTTTCAAAAATGGAATCCATGAGAAAACATTAATATTTGATGATGGGTATGAAATAGACTTTCCAATATCATCAACTTCCATATGTAAATCAGGAACATTTAATTCCCCAATTTGTGCCAAAGCTAATAATAAGATTTTTATTAATTTAACACCAGGAATATCCCATGGTAAACCAGTTGGTAAATCAACTTTGTCAATATTCTCCACTCTATACAACTCCTTAGTAAATATGTTTCTTCCATTACCTCCCGTTTTCATATTCATAAAGTATTGTAATGGATACTCGTACAAAAGCGCATTCATATTAATTACAAAATTACTATTGCTCCCAAACTTCATTGTTAATGTTAAAATAGTATTCCAAAGGAATCTTAATCCAAAAATCAAAATTCCAAATATAACTGGATAACTATACCAAATGTAATAAATAGAGAAAAACATCACAACAAATGATAATCCAAGCATTGACCACGAAAGTGGCTTAAATATATTGGTAACAAAACTGTTTTGATTCTCTAAAAATAATGATAAAGCTAATAAACCAACAAATATTATAATACTTGGGACAAATAATATACCCTCATTTTTTCCACTAAATCCTGAAAATACATTCATATTTGTGTTAATTTGAGTCTTGACAATTAATCCATAATTATCATCAGTTTGGATAATACCAAATAGTAAATTCAAACTTATCAACGTACAAATTATGAAACCAGCAAATAACAATCTTCCAATAAGCTTATTTTTATTAAAAATTGTAAACAAAATAAATAAAATAACACTTAACAAAATCAAAACAATAAACCAGACAAGAGTTGTTGAACCACTAGTATTTGATGATGAATCACAATTAGAACCAGCAGCATCAATCTTAGCTGTCGTATTATTTGGATAATCACAACACCCATAAGTCGTATTAGCACAACCCGTACAATTTGTTCCAGCAATATCAGATTTTGCTATAGTTGAATTTGGACAACATCCATATCGAGTTCCAGAACATCCTCCAATAGTTTCTTCCTCCTCCGGTGTAGACGTACAATTAGACCCAGCAGCATCAATTTTCGCAACATCCGAATCTGGACAACAACCATATTGAGTACTAGCACATCCACCAATTGGTGCTTCCTCCTCCGGACAACAATTACTTCCCAATGGATCGATTTTATGTGTTACTTGATCATCACAACATCCCCAAACTGGAGTATCTCCATTCAAACAAGTCCCATCACCAGTTGTTCCAGAAAAACTTTCAATTAAACTAGTTGATGTAGAATTAGTTGTTGGAGGAACGAACACATAACTATCAGTTGGTGCATTCTCAGTTGATGTTCCAGCTGTTGTATAACTATAAATCAAAATAAGCGACCCAACTATAAATCCAATAATAATTCCAAAAATATTCCAAATCATCCATGGTATTCCATTACTTGTTATATGATATAATTCAAAAAATTTGTACATAGTTTTCATCAATGAAACCGTTCCAAAAATGAAAAGAACTGTACTAATTAAAAAAATAATAACTAATAATGTTTTGTTTGATGTGACGGAATTAGAAAATATATTTCCAACAGAACATTGGAAGATATTTGAACCATCACAAGTTGTTGCATCAGAATTGGAATAATCAATGGAAACTGCTTTGTCTTGTAAGACTTGACAAGCCAAGTTTTTCATTTGTGTTACTTTATTATCAGTTGAAGAAACATTTGTATTATATTTAGCATTATCTAATCTTCCCGTAACATAATACCACAAGAATGCATTGAGTTTGTTTGCTGGATTGCTTGATTGGTAGAACTGACTGTTTTTATAGTTTGAGTAGTTGGGATCATTTGTACTAATGAGACCGTCTGTTGAATTGTCGAAGGCACCACATTTTGTGGAAATATTTGAATAACTTTTTGATAAATTACCAGCAGTACCTTTTTGACTATCAACATATTTACTTCCATAAAAAACGTTTGCTACTGGTTTTAATTCTTGATCTTTGATTAAATGGGTAACTTTAATCTCATTCATATCTAATATATGTTTAGATATAAATTATTTTATAGGACTAATTGTGTTATTTTATAACAAGACTATCCTTATGTTTGAAATAAATAATCATTATAACAACTACTGAAATATATTTACAACATGTTAAAATGAAACTTGTTAATGGAACATTTGTAAAATAATCCATACTTGAAAATGTTGATATACCTCCACCCAAAAGGAAATACAAAATCATAAACACTACAGTATCTTTTCCTTCAAAGTAGAAATCTTTATTTACTATTCCCTTCTTTGTATTCTTATTGAGTTGATTACTCGATTTTCTTATGTCTAAACCTGCATACAAACATCTCAATAAATATCTCTGCCATTTTGGATTATTCTCATCAACAATATACTCATACCATTTATTATATTTTTTACCAAAAAGAACAGCAAGAGAGAATTTCAAACCGGTTAAAAGAACATTAATAACAGATGAACTTGCTATACCCGATGTTGGTGTATTATTATTTGTAAATCCAGTAATCAATATTTTAGTAGACACCGTACCCAATAGATGACCAATAATTTTATTCCCTTTATCAACCATATTGAAACCTAAAATTGGGAATGCTAATTGATTAGCTCTATCTATTACAACATCATCTTTAATATTGAAGTTAATAGCATTACCAAATAACCAATAAAATACGAGGTTCAAAGCTGATCCAATGAAATAATAAATCGAACTTGAGTATTTATCCCATGTACTTAAATCACTTTCATCACTAAGTTTGTAAGAAGTTAAAACATTGTAAAGCTCACTTGCTGTCATTTTAATATCCAAATCTTCAATAATTGTATTTAATCTTGATGTAATGTTGTCATTGAGAACTGTTGAAGTATCTGTGTTTGTTTTGAGAACACCATTACTTGCATTATAATTGATTATAACTTTGTTAATAACCTTGAAAAATCTTCCTAAAATCAAGAAAGACATACTCCAAAGTGGAAAGGAATAAAACATAGAAATACTTTCTGGACCTTTACCTTTTTGGAATAGAATAAAATAAATAATAAGGATAATTGTGATTACTGGGATGAAAACTCCATTTAATATTCCAATTACTTTTGAAACATCTTCTTCAAACATTGAAATAGTGTTTAATATAACAATTGCAATTGCTGGAATTATTAAAATAGAGGAGAACAATAAATGTTTACTTTTGTCTTCACTTGTAACTAATGAGAAAATGAAAATTCCAATTATAACTAAAAGCGGGTAAACAAGTTCTTTCAATATTTTAGTATTAGTATTATTATCAGCCGGTACAGTGAGGTAATATGAACCACCAATATGTGAGAAACCAACAATACAAATAAGAATACTTGAAATTATATTCCATGCCCCTCCCCCAAAATTCTGAGCGATTTTTTGTAAGTTTAATTCCGGAAAATAGTTGAAGAAAATAAGTGGTAAGATCATCAATAAATAAAAATACAAATCACTTGAGTTATGTGTTTCTTCGTAAGCAGAGATTATACCCTTGATATAATCATCAGAGAGTTTTATATTACCTCCGATCTTTGATTCTAAATAAGAGTATGACGAAGCTAGGGAACTGTTTGTCATTACTATATTATTTTACAATAAAATAAAATAAACATTATAAAATAAGAAAGAATTCAACCAATCTTAACAATTTTTCCAATACCTTTTGTCTTACCCTCACGAAATAAGAAAGTATCATCAAGTTCTAAGAATTCTGGTTTGTACAAGAATTTGAACCTGATCCGAGCGAAATCACCAGCCCTCAAGACATCACTATCATAAATCTTCACAATTTGTGCTGCTTGAACAATTTTCCCACAATTAATAATAGGTTGATACTTTTCCTTAATAGTTGTAGAATGATTTACCAAAACACGAACCATAGCCTCGAAATAACTAGTGTGAAGAGAATCCAAATCATCTTTCGAAGATACAATAACAAGACCTTTAGTATTGTTCTTCCTCTTCTTGAAAGTATTCTTGTAATTCTTATCACTGAAAGCAAAAGCAATTGTTCCAGTTTCACCCATATTTAAAGACTCCACTGTATTTTTGAAATTATCATGGAAAGACTTGGCTACAATCTGTGTCCACTTACCGTCAATTGGTCCCAAAAACAACTTGTCATTTTTGTTAATCTTACCAGCTAACATCTTTCCACAAACAACGTTACCAATATTTGGCACCATAAATCGCCCCTCAATAGAAAACAATTTATCATATTTACTATTATCCCTTATCATTTTATTCTCCTTAAGACCATAAAGATACTTCCTGAGAAGTTCAATGTTTTCACCTGTCTTATTAGATATCTGAAATAAAGGAATAACGTCAGGCACAAGCTCAACATAATCTTCCTCAGAGTTAACCATATGAATGGTCCTCTTCATCTTTCTCTTCTTACACATGTTGGTAACCATCTTCTGAATCTTTTTAAGAGTCTGTTGAATAATATCACCCTGTGCCATATCAATTTTAGTTACAACGATCATAATAGGAATATTAAGAGCTAAAATGATCGAAAAATGCTCACGTGTCATCTTCAATACACCACCCTCTTCACTACCATTAACCAGAAGCATACCATAATCAATCAAATAACCAGAAAGACCATGAAGAGTTGTTTTCAAATACTTCTCATGACCAGCGAGGTCAATAAAAGCCAACGATCGATTAGACGTTTTGTCAATTTTCATTGAATTATGCGAAATGCTAGAGGTTTTACCCTTATCCTTCTCATGAGGATGGTTAAAAATTTTCTCTCGAGCTTTTCCCTTACCGTTGTCTAGCTCACCATACAACATTACACCAGTAAGTGTTGATTTACCACTGTCAACATTTCCAATTACACCAATACGATTTTCAACGCTCATATGTAATAATATTACTATTGCTAACTCTTTATGTAAAAAAAAAATCAATTTTTCATATGGTGAAAAAAATGCTTAAAAAAGTATTTACGTTAAATATGAATGTCAATTAAAATTTTGTGTAGAAAAGTACCTAATTTAATGATAAGAAATAATTATTTTACCATGGATCGTTTTTTTGTTTTTAATAATTGTTTGACAGAATTGGTTCAAAATGCTAATGGATTTATTGGTTCTGAAAGTTATTATAATCATAATTTAGAGGGTTTTGATTCAGTAGTGACTATTTCTGAATGGAATAAGTATGTTGATTGGGATAATTGGTATAATTCAGATATAAGAAATGTATTAAAAAAGGAATATGAAGATATTCTTTTCAAAGAGACCTATTCGGTTTTGAGGAAAAGTTATCACAACGAAGTCTTCCTCCTTTAAAATAATAATAACAATTATAAAACAATAAATGAATCATTGTTTTATAAAAATAACAAACTCAACTAATTTTTTTTTGCCAATGCTTTTTTTCTAAAAAAGCATGTTTAGACGTGCAATTTGTTTCCGGGGAAACCAACGAGGTTACCACCGACACCGAAACCAGCACCTAATCTAGCAGCAGCAGAGATGTCTGGGGTGTACATGTCAAGGATTGCAAAGACCGCAGCAGCAGTTACAGCAATAATACAGATAGAGTCAAGACTCAACTTTTCTTTACCCTGTGGGACGTAGTAAGCGGCGAGAGCAACTGCACCACCTTCAATTAAGTATTTAAGAATTCTTTTGACGATTTCTCCTAAATCTAAACCTCCGTACATTTGTTTTATAATGTATCTAAGAAAAAAATTTTCGAGAAAAATAAATAATTAAATAAATTTCCTAAACAATTTAAAGATTAATCAAAAAGATTTGATATAATAAAATGTCTAATGTCAAAGAAGATTTTCTCGAAGTTGATAATCGTATTCCGGGTCAGAACTATTGTTGTTTATCATTTCTCTCTCCAGAGAAGGTTATGAAAAAAAAGGAAGTTTTTTTCGTGACTAAATTTATGCACTATTTGTTTAACAATCAGGAAAGAAATACTAAAGAAACTCGTGAAAAATTACTAGAAGGAAAAAACATTACATATAAAAATATTAGTGAGCTTTACGCAGATTGGAAGTTTAACAGAACTAATGATTTGGAGTTAGAGTTTTCTGAAATGAACGACTATGCTACATCTATGCGAGGTGTTAAAGTTAGAGGTACATATGAGAGTTTAAGAGAAGCTAAGAGAAGAGCTGAAATGCTAAGAAAGAGAGATCCTAATTTCCATGTATTTGTTGGTCAAGTTGGATATTGGTTACCATGGGATCCAGAAGCAAGTGATGTACAGGATCAGGAATATCAAGAGGGTGAATTGAATGAGTTAATGAAGAAATATCAGGAGAATGCTGAGAACAGAGATTTCATGTATGAACAGGATAGGGAAGATAGGGTTCAAAAAGCAAGAGATGAAGTTAGAAGAAGAAGACAGGAACAGGAGAGATTAAGACGTGAAGAGGAAGTTAAAGAACCATTGAGACTTGATAATGAAACTCAGGCCGTAGAAAAGATTGAAAACTTGAGGGATATTCTTAATGAGATTGATGAGAATGTGTATGAGACTGAACAAGCTAAGATTAAGGCTGAAAAAGATAAGTTTGAGTCTAGAAGTCAAGTTGGTCTAGAGACTATTGAGGATGTGACTGATCAATTGGAGAAAGATATTGTTGATGAGACTAATAGGGAGACTCAGAATACATTGAATAATTTTGCCAGTGGAAATATGGAAAAATTAGAGGAGATGGATCCATGGTTAAAGAGAAAGATGGCTCAAGAAGAATCTAATCCTGAAAGTCCTTCAGGTGGTGGAGCTAAGTAATTTCGAGTTTTTTAATGATCATATCTCTAATTTCTTCTGGGGTGTATTTTCCTACATCTATTGTGATGTTAAAGAATGAGTCATCAATATCGTTAAGGTCTATTTCAGAGATATCATCGAGATTTTCTTGATGTTGTTGCCATGTATTGGGGTATGTAAGTTTTAGTCTTCTAAGTTGTTCTTCTTTTGAAATGGTAAGTCTAATTGTGAAGAAGTTATTGTCAAGTAGGTATTGTAGTTCATTTTTGAACCTTAGGTCATCAATTATAACATAGTTGTGTTTGTTTTTGTAGATTGTATTGATGGTTTTTTTTGCCCATACATTTTTGTCAATTTCTCGCATTTTTGCTCCTACTAATTGGAGTAATTTGCGATCTTTAATAGTCATGCCGAAAACATTTCTGGCGATTTCGTAAACGCCATCGGCGAAAGCATATTTTGAAAAGTTGATTTCTTCACATTTTTCAAAATATTCCATAATCATTTTTGTAATTGTTGATTTTCCAGAACAAATTGGACCAGACAGTGCAAGTTTTCTTTTCATAATATTTTACCATAATGATTTTTTAAATTATGTAATAACAGAATCATTTTTATTATTTTTAGTAAAAAAACATTATATTATTTTCTAATAATAGATATATGAATTACAAAGTAATATTTAATGCCCTTATCATCATCCTTATTATTCATTTACTAATTGTAAATCTTGATTTTAAAGAAATCCTAGATTTTTCATCTACTGGAACAGTCGAAGGATACCAAGATAACACCCACGATGATCAAGACGGAAATATACAAAATCTTCTCGACCAACAACTTGGTGACAATAACTCAAGCGAAGACGAAGAAACAAAAGAGGACTTCCAAAATGAATTATTAGATTACGCAAAAAGTATAAAATTCGATTCAAGTACTGATATACTACCCATGAATTATTACGAATCAAATGAGAATACTCCAAATTTCGAATCGAATGTTGCAAATATGTCAAAATTTTACAAAAATAATTATGAAAACCTCTCTAAAAATGATCTAAAACAACTAGACACCTCCAACAAACTTGTTAACGAAGTCGGATGCGTCGGAAGACAAACAAACAGCTCCAATGACCAACCAGACTACTGGAAATACCAAAATGAACTTCCTATGAACGGCGGCGATATGGGTGGTATTGTCGGTTTTGATTCCTTAGATGGACAATACGGTCTTTATGATGATAATGGACAAGCTACTGGACAAGCTTGCAATTCAAACGGAATGAATTTAGATCTTCAAAATAACGATTTAAGAAAACCAGACGTTGTAAACTAATAGAATGATGGGTAATTTGACTTAGTTGCAATTACAGATTCTTCACCACTTTCGTCATCTTCTACTTCAACAGGAATTAAATATTTAGATTCTTCTATAATCGATGGAATGAATTCCCAATTTAATTCATGACAAATATCCCTCCAAATCATATCATGTATTTCTATATTTTCTCTTGATCTTAAAAGTTCAAACTTATTCATATATTCCATATACCCTTCAAGCTCCAATAATTTTCTAATAATATACGAATAATTTAAAAAATTAACCCTTTTATAAAGTTTGGCTATATCTGAATAAACCCTTGAAACCTCATTAAATCTATCTCTTAATCGTTCAAGAATGTCCTCTGAAATCACACATTTTTTCTTCAATGCATGCTCAAAGTGATCAACCCTTCTATATTTTAAATATGGGTATTGTTTTTGCTCACGGGGACATAATTTCCTAAAAAAATCAACAATTTTATTCCAACACATTATACCATTTATTTTCAAAAATTCTTTAAATAAAAAAATGATTTTTTATTTATTTAAATGTGTTCAGTTTGTTTTTTTTGATAATGCTTTCTTCAAAAGTAAGAATGAAAAAATATATGTTTCATGCTATAACAGAATACCTTGAAATGATCCGTGATGTTAAACGTAAATGTAATAAAATATATATTGCAGATATTTTAATGAATTTTATGACATGTCATCAAACGACTTTGGATTATTGCATTGAATATGAAAAGTTTGGAAAATCATGTTTGAATAAAATCGAAGAATTATTGAAAGATGATTATACAGAAGATCAACAATGGTTTGTTAGCAATCTTCTAAAATACAAGCAGAAATTTATTGACAATCAAAATAAAAAAAATTGATTTTTATTTAATATATTTATAATTTATTATAACTATATTATGTCATTATACGATAAACAATATATTGTTAAAACTATCAAAAAAATGTTAGATGATTGTACCATGGCTTACAGTTCTGTAGAAAGGACCAAAGTTGCAAATTCAATGTTTGAATTCATGAATACACATGAGAATTTTTCTTATTTTTTAAGAGATCACAAAAAATTCCGCAATACTGTTATAGCTAAAATATATGAATTATTGTCTGACCATAATATTAAATTATGTCCAGAGTTGGAACCAAATTTGAGACGGTGCCAAAAAATGATTAATGAAATTATTGGAAGCAACGAAGATTACATTACTTCTGCTATTCAAGGTCATATTGATAATGCTCAAAAACATACTACATCACACGGTAGAGCTTTTGCGATTAATTCATTATTTGATTTTTTGGTTACACATGACAATGTTGACATGTTTCTGGAAAAACATAAAAAATTCCGCGAAACGGTAAAAGAAAAAATCAGTGAATTTCTAGAAGAACTTCTTGTACAATCAAATCCAATTTTAAAATCAAATATACTAAAATGTCAACAAATGATTTACAATATTGAGGGTTGCCCACAAGAAGTCACCGACTCTTATGGGGATTGTCCACAAGAAGTCACCGACTCTTATGGGGATTGTCCACAAGAAGTCACCGACTCTTATGGAGATTGTCCACAAGAAGTAACAAATTCTTATGGAGATTGTCTACAAGGAGTAACTGATTCTTATGGAGATTTTCAATAGTTCAATAGAATGTATAAGAAATATTTTATAAAATTTTATCAAGATTAAATAGTGATACCTTCTGAAAGTGGTTCATCTTCTTTGAACAACTTTTTGAATTGAGGATCACAATGTTTCCATTTGGAAAAATACTCGAACGTTGGTCTTAATAATTCCGTATTTTTGGAATTAGTTTTGTAGGAATCCATGACAAAATTATTATGTGTTTTAATCATAATTTTTCGAATATCCTTTAAAAACAAAGCAACTTGTTTATTTACAAGCTTCGTTCGTTTGATCTTAAAATTGGATGATTCATTCGTTTCTCTATATATGTCACTTTCATAACAATGAAAATGTGCAAATTCAGGATCAAACTTAATGAATAATCCTCCTAACTTATCAAATCTAACATAATCTTCATCGTTTTCTAAATCCCTTATTTGTTCCAAATCTGGATAACAAATATGGTATTTTTCATAAAAACAATCATCGTCAAACTTATTACAAGAGTAGAACAAACTGTCTTGAATACCTTCCCAAACAACACCATTATTAATAATTTGCCCATTACTCGAACTTTCATCGTTTACAATGTTGCTATTGTTGTAATGAATAACTCCATTCAAACTTTCCATCCAACGTTCTTTATTATATTCACTGGGTAAATTTAAGACGAAATCTCTCATTTTGAAATAATTTCCATAATCGTCTTTAATCGAAAGTTCGTATGTTACACTACTCATAATTTCAGAAGTTGGTAAATAACACTCATCAATTCGTTTAAATTCTAATCGTAATCCTTGATAAGATTCATATAACTCTTTAAACTCTTCAGATGAGTAGTTAGATTCATAGAATGTTTTAAGATTATTAAAATGTTCTGGATATGTTTCAAGATAAGTGATTAAACATCTGTTTTGAAGATGAATAATCTCAGATCTGATAAATGTTAAAAAATCCAAAAAGTTTCGATGATTTTGAGTAGAATCATCAACATATCTAAAACCGCCTTTAATTATTTCTAATCGTGTTCCATATTTGAATATATATTCACCAATTTCATACTTTTTTGTATTATCTGTGACATCAAAGAAATCAACACGATCATATGGTTCTTCATCACAATAATCATAATTATTTTTCCTAATTTTAATCAAAGAATTTTTAAAACGGGTATTATCATAATATTCGAAATCATAAATTATATCTAAATCTTCTGTCAATAAGTTGATATCTTCAAAGTATAACTCATGGTTATCAAATTTGATAGAAAACATAATCGTTGTTTGATGACTGTGTCTTTTTGCTTCATACTTAATACTCATTTCACAATTATAATTGGTATGATTTTAAATGTTTATAAAAAAATAAAATCATTTTTTAATAGATTTACACTTTTTTCGTAACTTAGACTTTTTCTTGCTAAAAACAGGTCGTGACCCTTTGCGATTTTCCGAATAATAAAAAGGATTTTCAAAAATTTTCTTGAACTCTTCATCAGCTTGACCGGAATCATAAAAGGGTTGGAAATATTTATTTCGATTATCCTTGTTAAACCAGTTACCGTCAATAGAATTCTTCATATTTCTGATCGCTATTAAATTTTTAGTTTCAATCATGTTTCCACGGAAATCTTTCAAGAATTCAATAATACTGTTGATCATTTCTTCTGTACGTTCAGTAAAAACAGAACATATAGTTCCCAAATTATCATCATTAACGGTGATTTGGATATGTTTTTCTGTAATTGAAAAATAATATCTTCCTAGTCCATCAAAACTACATTTTTCCTCATTATTTTCTAATTGTTTAATGAAAGGTTCTGGATTAGAAAATGTGTAATAAGTTTCGTGACGCATTTCATCATCGTAATAGATAGTATATCCGAAATCATCCTTTAAAAAATCTTCTCCTTTATCATTAATATCAACATTCATATCTGGAAATTCCATACAAAAATAAGGTTCCTTATTTGTTACAGAAAGATAATATCCAAAAGGACAATTGCCACATACTTCTTTAATAGGTTCGAATTTCAATTTCATTTGTAATTTGTATTATAATCATTTTATTAAGTGATTAATAAAATCAATTTTTTTAGTTATGAAAGATAAATTTCATAATCTTTTGTAAATTTTTCCCATTTCGATTTAATATAGGAATCTTTTATTAATCCTTTATTATTTTTATAATTTCGTTGTTGACTTTTTAACCATGAATTCAATGCTCGTTCTTCTTTATCATGATCTCTTTGTCTTGGCATATCATAATTTTCTTCAATAAAATTGATCACTTTATTTAATTTTTTAATCCATATTTTGTCTTTGGTATTTTCCATATGACTATATTTATCTTGAAATTCAATCCATTTTTTACGAATATTATCATTTGACATAATTCTATCTTTTTTAACAAAAGTGAGTTTTTGGTGTGATACCCATCTTGCTAATTTAGTTTCATCTTTAGTTGATGGAAATTTATTATACTTATTTATATATTCTATTAATGTATTCAACATTATTATCCATTTATCTTCATTTGTCAAAAATAATTCTTCATATTTTTTAACAAATATTTTCCATTTATTCATAATACATTTATCCTTGTAAACCAATCCTTCATTTAATTTACAATTTTTAATTTGTAGTGACATCCATTTACCCAATTTTGTATTTAATTTATTGGGTAATTTATTATTTAATTCCACAAATTTTTCAAGTTGGTTAAACTTATATTTCCATTTATCTTCTGAATCTCCGATAATTTCAATATATTTTTCTAAAAACATTCCAAATTTTTCTCTTATCTTGACATCTTTCATTATATTTTTACAATATTTATAACTAATTTTGTTTGATGTAATCCATGTACACATTTTACTAATATCATTTTTATTCTCATATTCAGTTGGTTTTTTCCCATGAATTTCAATATATTTTTCAACCTTACAAAACATATCAAGCCATTTTTCTCGATTTGTCTTGAAATACTCCGAATATTTTTCTACAAATTTTTCCCATTCATGTCGTAATTCTACACCAGCCATACCATATTTAATTTTGTAGTTATACTTCTGTTTTTGAACCCATTCACCTAAAGATTTATCATATTTAATTTTCGAACTTTGAGCAGGTATTTTATCATTTTCCTCAATATATTTTTCAACTTGTTTCATTCTCTCAAACCAAATTGTTTCACTAGATTTACCCTCAAGAAATTTTCCAATACGACTGTATATTTGTTCATATTGTAATTCACCTTTGTTGGTTTCCTCATCATATTCAATTCCAGTAATTTTAATTCTTGTTATGGATCTTTTTTCAATACCCTTTTTTAATCTCGGATCTATATCACAAAAAGTTCTAACCATTCCCTTCATATCATGACCACCCATATCTTCATTATTTAGTGGAATAATCACTCTATAAAATGGTTTTGTGTGATATAATCGATTTGCTCTCATCATAATTTGAATTTTATTAATTGTTGAATGTCTCAAATCACCAAACATAATTGTTCTCAAATTATCAATAGATATCCCTTCATTATAAACACCACAAAGAGATAAAATATCTAATTTATTATTCAACAATTTATATTTTACAAGATCTCTTTTACTATTTGTTGAATATCCATCAAGATAATCTGCCTTAAATCCTTTATTCTTTAACTTTTCACAAAACAGTTTAGATCTTTCAGTTGTATTGAAATATACAAACAAAGGAAAGAAATCTGTTTTATCTTTTAACATTTCAACCATAGCATCCATTCTATCTCCATCTGTAAAAAATGCAAAATGTAAGACATAATCAGTAATCCAACCTTCTTCAATTGCTTTGTTCAATGGATAATTATAATCTAAATCTGATGTTTTATGAAAAGTTGCAGTAAATTGAATTTCCTTATCAGAATAAATTTTATCCATTTTATCTTTAATTAATGATTCACAACTTTCTATATGATGTGCTTCATCAATAAATTTATATCGAAATTCTATTGATTCATCAACATTAACAACACTTGGGTTAATGCAAATCAAAACATTATAATTTGAATCGGTTATTTCTGTATTTCCATTTCCGATAAACTCACACTTCAAATTAAATTTTTCATAAAGTTTCAGTGTTTGTTTAGCCAAATCGATCCATGGAATAAAAATTATAAATTTATAATTTTCATCGTTTTTTAATTCTTCCAAAATTGTATAGAGAATTATAAAAGTTTTTCCACATCCACAAGGCAATTGACATTTAATAATATCTTTATCAGAAGTTGTAATTACATTGTAACAATCCAGTAAATAATCTCTTTTCTCAATATTATCAATATCATTTTTGATAGGCTCAATTGGTTTAATTTTTGAATATTTATCCAAAAGTTCTTCAAAACTTTTTCTAAAGAGGATAATCTTTTTAGTTTTAATTAATCCCCATTCTGCAAGTTCATCTATTCTAGCAGTTGGTGTTGTTGCTAAAATTAAATTTCCCTGTTCAATTCCAATTAATTCTCTAGAATATGTTGAAAATTTAGAAATATGTGACCATGTAATCATAGAATGGTTATATTTCTTAACTTGACAAACTTTTGTAAAATCCAAATTAATCAAATCAATACCATAATCTCTCGTATGAGGAAGATTATATTTTTCTCCAAAATCAGGTGGTAATTCATCCCAATTAATCATTTCAAATTCTAAACCATATAAATATTCATAAATTTTATGATCAGGAATATTACTGTCATTTTGAATAAATTTGTGAATATTATAAAGATACATATTGTAATATGTTTTATAAAGTTCATTCGTCTTGTTGTTTTCAAAATTCATTTATGATTTATATCTATCAAAAATAAATCTCAGATTTTTGAGAATCAAATTTTATTTTTCTTATTATAAAATAAAATTTGATTATTAGGTTGATATGGATTGTTTGATTCTAATAAAAACATAACAAAACTAAACACTTCTAATGAATTGCCACCCCAATTTAGCAGTGAGTTTGCTCCAAATAGTGTCTGTTTCATACAGTTTTTCGCGGTCTTTAAGTAATGGGAAGTATTCTTTGTATTCGTCGAATCCAAGTAATTCAAGAAATTTGTATAGAACATATGAGTAGGATAGGAAATTCTTTCTCTTTTTCGGTTTTACTTCTCTAAACGGACTTTGAATGTCTTTAAACATAAGTCTTAATTTTTCTTCTAACTGTTTACTAAGTACTGGTGGTGGGACTCCATTAATTCTGTAAAGAATGTGGGGTACATGTTCATAAAATTTGTTCAATTTAAGTTTTTTAAGATATTTACGGATTTTCAATGGTGTTAATGTAGCCAAATTGGTAATTCTCTCTTTTTTAATCTCCAAAATGAGCTTATCAAACACTTCCTGTGGAACTTCTGTTGATTCTTTACCCTGAAACTGGGCGATACATTCATTGAAATGGTTCATTCTCTTGTATGCAAAGTATGAAACCTCTGGGGGTGGGTCTTTGAAGCTTGGTTTATCACTTTCTGTGATAATGTGGTCTTGTCTTCCACATTTAGGACAAACTTGAAAACCCTCTGATTGATAAATAGTCATTTCAATTCCACAATCTTGACATTTATCAAAATCTTTGTTGATAACAACTTTAGGATTGTAAGTTTTATCTATATTTTTGAGATAGTAATCCAAACAATTTGCTCTTTGAAATCCATCTTTGGTTTCAACAAAACTACTCATTTTAGTTGTTTTATAATTATCTGAATCATCAACCTTCTTCACTTCTTTCTTCTTTTTAGGAGGAGGAGGGGGAGGTGATTGAGGTTTTAATTTTTCTCTATTATTGAAAAAATCAATAACAGATGTGTATTTTTTTTCTTTTTTTTTTTGCTCTTTAACTTTTTCTTCTTTTTTAGGTGGTTCCTCGGGAACAGAAACTTCCTCATCTTTTCCTTTATTCAAGTTGAATTCAGAAATAGTCTTTTTACCACTATGTTTATTCTCATGACAATCATGTAGGAACATACCAACTTTCAAATAGTATTGTATCACATTATCATTATTTTCAATAGAATTAATTTTACTTCTCAACTCTTTCAGTTCTTTTTTCAACTTGAACTTACGATCAAAATCAGCACTGGTCATTTCCATACTGGATTTTGATTTGTACTCTTTGTACTCATTAGCTATTTCAACAAACCGCTTCTTCAACTGTGGAAGGCTCTTTTTAACCTCATCAAAATTTTTCATCATCTCTTTGTGCTTTGATTCGAGAGTGAATTTTTTATTTCGACGGGCTTTGGTCGATTTACTGAAATTTCTGAAATTGAACATCGGTTTTTATATAGTATTTATTAGAAAAAATCCTTTAAGTATAAATCGTTTATTTCTGTTGCATTAGGGATTTCGTAATAATAATGAGTAGATTTTGTTAGGAGTTGATATAGTAATATAGTTATGGATAGGATAAATTATATGGATATTCAGAAAATGGTTTTTATTTATAATGCACTCTTGTCAGGGTGGACAGTGAAATACTTAGGAAATAACAAATTTGAATTTTTGAAACCGAAATCGAAAATTAAGAGATATGAATTAGATTTGAAGGATTATTTGAAAAAATTCGTTGATTACAATTTGAACATAGAAAATATTAACAAGAAGTGACGAGTCTATTGAAATAATTTATTAGTAAAAAAGTTTGGAAAATGGATGATTTAATTTATTATTTATTTAATTTAATTAATAATTAATTAAAATTAATTAAAAATGCTTTTTTGGGGTCATAATCTGGTAACGTTGGTGGAAAATTGAATTAATTTGTGAATTTAATTAGAAATTAATTTTTAAAAAATCGTCGATCTGTCAGATTTTTTTTCTTGAGTATAGTATAAACAAAAATGGGCGGCGGATTAATGCAATTAGTAGCATACGGTGCACAGGATATCTATTTAACTGGAAATCCACAGATCACATTTTTTAAGGTTGTCTACAGAAGACATACCAACTTCTCCATGGAGTCTATCGAGCAGACCTTTAACGGAACTGCTGACTTCGGAAAGAGAGTTACATGCACAGTTTCTAGAAACGGAGATTTAATTCACAGAGTTTACTTACAGGTCACCCTTCCATCAGTTGAGTCCACTGTCTCTTCACAGTTCTTCAGATGGGTTAACTACATTGGTCACGTCCTTGTCAAACAAGTCGAGGTCGAGATTGGTGGTCAAAGAATTGACAAACACTATGGCGACTGGCTCACCGTCTGGAATGAGCTTACTATCGCTCCTGGTATTAGAGACGGTTACGACAACATGGTTGGAAACACTGTCGCATTGACTGGTACTGGTTTACAGTCCACTGATGCCACAACCTTGTACGTTCCATTCCAGTTCTGGTTCTGCAGAAACCCTGGTCTTTCCCTTCCATTGATTGCCCTTCAGTACCACGAGGTCAAATTCAACTTGGAGTTCAGACCAAAGAACGAGTGCTACGTCTCCACTTCCACAACTTCTGCTTGCGGTGCTTCCTCCAGTGGATTGGATGCTTTCTGTGTCCCATCCCTTGAGTATGCTGCTCTCTTCATCGACTACATCTACCTTGATACCGATGAGAGAAGAAGATTTGCTCAGACTTCACACGAGTACTTGATTGACCAGCTCCAGTTCACTGGTGATGAGTCCACTGTCAACACAAGTGTCAAAGTTAAGCTTAATTTCAACCACCCATGCAAAGAGCTTGTCTGGGTTGTTCAGAGAGATGATGTTGTCAAGCTTGGTTTCAACCAGTGGAACAACTACACCGATGACTTCGATGCTGACTCTGGATGGGGACAGACTGGTTCTCCAGATCCTTCCCAGTTGGTCTTCAGTAATGTTGAGGGTGACACCGACATCTTCCCATTCGTTGGAACTGGTGCAGTTGATGCCGACTATTTGAACTTCGTCAATGCTAACACTGGATTGGCTGCTGGTACCGTCGGTGCCAACCAGACCACTGCTCAGGTTAGACCACTTGGTGCTTCCATGCCAGCTGGTCCAGGACCAAACTCCTCTAACTTGGCCCCAACTGACTTCAGTGCCTTGACTACTGCTGCTGACTTTGCTGATCATGCTGGTCTCGGCCCTGTCAACGCTGGAAGAAACCCAGTTGTTAGAGCTAAGCTTCAGCTTAACGGTCATGACAGATTCCAAGAGAGACTCGGTTCATACTTTAACCTTGTCCAGCCATACCAGCACCACACTAACGTCCCTGTTACTGGTATCAACGTCTACTCCTTTGCTCTCAAGCCTGAGGAACACCAGCCATCTGGAACTTGCAACATGTCCCGTATCGACAATGCTACTCTCCAGCTTCAGTTGACTCCAAAGGCTGCTCTTGGTTCCAAGATCAGAGTCTATGCCACTAACTATAATGTTCTCAGAATTATGAGTGGTATGGGTGGTCTTGCCTACTCAAACTAAGCATCTGTGATATACTAGACAAACTAAAAATACTTAAAGAGATTTTACTATTATTATTTACAATGCCGAATAATAATAATAACTTTGAGTTTACGACGTATAAATCACCAAAGTATATCATTAAATATTTTGATAGAAATAATTGTGTACAAATAACATTCAATAAAAAATTTGATAGGTATTTTACGTTGAATACAAAGCAATTTATGGATGTTTATTTCAATCATTATAAATTTCATCAAGAAGAAGATGATGAATATCCATTTTATATGAGAAATGGTAAAAAGAATTCAATTATTGAGTTTTTATTGGGATATAAGTTTGATGATTTATCAATCAAATATAAAAATGAAAATAAATATGATTTACGCAAGCGTAATATTATTGTTGAAAATCACAAATATTATGAAAAAATTAAGAATATGTATGAAATTAAAGGATATATTAACGGACATGTTAATAATATTGGTGGAGATGCATATGTTATAAAAAATCCTATTTGGGAAACTAAAAATGGAGAATACATAATGTATTGTGGTGGAAATGAACATACAATAATGTGTAAAAAAACATATGATATTTTAAGGAATTATGAAAAAGATAATAATGAAAAATTAACATTTACTGTAAATGTTGATAATTATGTAACAAGCAGTAAGAAAATATATTTACATCAAATTATTAAAAAATATTGTCAGAAAAACAATATTAAATGTAAATATTATATTGATAAAGATAGATTAAATAATAGATTTAATAATTTTGTTTCTGAGGAAGATAGTAATGATAATGTTGAAATGATTGTAAAACGAAAGGTTAAAACAGTCACTTCATTGAATAGAAATTATTTTAATGAAAAACCAATAAATTATACTAATACAAATTACAATCGATCTGTTGAAGAAAAATCTACACATATGGTCACAACTGCTGATAATATTGAAATACCGTATAATATATATGAAAATTTTAAATTATATATTGCTAGTAAAAATTTAGAGATACATTCAGTTGAAATAAGAGAATATATTCCTGGAAAGGATAATGCCAAAAACATATATAATCCATCAAATTGTAATTCAAAACTTGTAGTTTTTGATTATAATACAACAGAAGAATATATTTTGATGCATATTCGTAACGACATTTTTACAAAAATCTGTCGAGAAGGTATGGAAAAAATTAAAGATATAAATTCTTCTTTCTATATGACCAAAAATGGTTATGTAAGATGCTCGATTGACGGAAAACATTTATATCTACATCAAATTCTTACAGGATATTACGGAAATAAAAATGATGGTAATAATTTATCTGTTGATCATGGAAAACATGACGATAAACTTGATAATACAATGAAAAATTTAACAATTAGAGATCAATCCTTTCAAAACTCAAATAGAGGTAAGCAAAAAAGGAATTTTAATGCACAAAAATTACCAGAAGGTTTAACACAAGATATGATGCCTATCTATGTTTATTATTGTACGGAAAAAATTCAAAGTAATACTCTTGGTAAATACACACGGGAATTTTTCAGAATAGAAAAACATCCAAAACTAGATAAGGTTTGGTCTTCAAGTAAATCAATAAAGAAGACATGGCAAGAAAAATTGGAACAAACCAAGAAGAAATTATATGAAATCAATAATGATATTAAAGATGAAACATATAAATTACCACAATATGTTTCAAAAAATGTTAAAAAAAATGGTAAAGTTCAACTTATTTACGATAGACGTGTTGGAACAGAACGTCGTAATATGAAAATGACAATCAATAATTATACTGAATCACAGTTACCTCAAAAAGTTGAAGAATTCCTTGAAAAAGTAAGGAAAAAGTATGGAGAGAATAAATAAATTGGAAGTACCAGTTCCATATATTAACCTCCCATACCAGTTAATATTATAAGTATATTTTTAAGTTTTTTTAATATATTGAATAAATTAGATTTTAATTTTATTTAAAAAGATAAAAGCAATTATAAAATATGGACGATCAAAGAAGATTAAAACAAGATGTTTATTATTTTTTGAATACAAAAAGATTCAACCATATTGCGAATATTGAACGTGACACTTGGATTTTTCACAACAATAAAAATGAACAAACAGAATCAAAACAACATGATATTGAGACAGAAGAAGATTTCGATTATCCACTCATTACATATCCAGAAACAGTTACAGAATGTTTACCAATTTCCGAAGATAAATCAGACATGGCTGTTTATGTACTTAAAAAAGGTACTCAAATTCCAGAAGGATTTACTGTTACTTTCGATAAGTACTACCACATTGAAATATACCCAACTGAAAAAGTAAAAGGTAAATATTACTCAAATGAATGTTTTACATATAACGATATAACAAATCTCAATTGGGAATTATATGGTTATGTTGAAATAAAGAAAGTTGCCGATTGTGCAGAATGGTTTATAGATAAACATAAAGAAGATTGGCATCAAGGAAAAGGTTTCAAAATAAATTTTATGCAATATATTGAAAATGTAATCCAAGTTTCAAAAGATACCGTAAATCGTATTGATGCAATGTTTTTTCCATTTTTAACAAAGATGCCAGATGTTAATAAAAAAGAAGTATACAGCTATCTCAATAATATTATTTGGGATTATATGGGACACAGTGACTATTTTGATGCTTGTGCTGATTGGGAAATCAATTCAATGATAACATATATAAAAACTCAAATATCGTAATAAACTTCAAATTTATCAGGAAAAATAAATTTTGTAAAATATTTTGATGAAATAAAACAAGTTTCAACGTTTGTTTGATCAAGCCAATCATAACGATATTTTTCCATAATATCATTTCGTTCCTCTAAATCTTTTTTTATAAAAATGTAGAATTAAATTTTTCTTAAACTTTCACTACCACTTACAACAACTATTTCTTTCTTGTCCTGTGGAAGATTTGAAAATGTCAATCTATTATACTCATCAACGGCTGCCTTGTAAATATCTCTCCAATACCATACCAAACTCCTAAAAAATACGGTGAATAAGTCGCGATTCCAACACCAGCTGTCATTCCACCCATAACAGACATAGGATACATTACAACATTAAGTGTCATGGGATACTCACTCTTTCTCATCAAAGACATATATTCTTGATGAGCTTTAACACCACCAGCTACGGCACATAATCCACCAAAACCTGTATAAGCAACGCCTAACTTTACACCAAACTTTTTAATTATATTTATAATATTCATTTATTACAAATAAAATGATATTTTTATATTAAAAATTTTATATTAAAAATTGAGCCAATGTTTTCAGGCTGTAATACTAATTTCATCAATATCTTTACTATACCGTTGTTGGTACATTTTATACTCCATCTCGAAACGATCCTTCGTCTTCTTGTACTTAGCCTCTTTAGCTTGTAACTTCGGATTACTAAGATTCTTGTACATTGACAAAATCTTCCTTCTATCCTTCTCTTCGGGTGTAACACTATTTTTACGTTGTTGTTGTTTCTTAATAGCCAAAAGACGTTTTTCTTCATCCATTTTTCTTTTAAGCTTTTCTTCATGGCTTTCGCCCTCATGTGTTTCCTTAAGGGATAAACAACAACCCAATTCGACAGCCCAATCATAAAAATCGGCTCTCTCATCTTCACCAGCAAACTGTAAACAAGATCTATTCGGAAATCCCCGTTGAAAAAAGAAATCCACACAATCACACAATGTTTGAGCATCCAAATAAGCAACAACTGGAGCAAACTCTTTCTCGAATTCCTCCTTACAGACATAAAAGTTGTTCAAAATAGGATGTTCTATAGTTTCTATACTTCTGTCATTTTTTACATTAATCCATGTTACGTTTCTCCACATATCTATATGAAGAAAATTATTTTTATGTAAAAATAATTTTACCAACCCATAAGAGCGAAAAATTTTTTATTATATGTGTTTATTAAAAAATAGACTTAGATAATCCAATTAAATTATTTGAATTTGGAACGCAGTAAAAAAGAGAGAAGAGGTTTTTAATCTAAAAATAATGAAATAAAATTTAAAATTTTCTTATAATATTATTTTACATTTTATCTAAAATAATATATGAATTAATATATATGGTACAAATATGTTTATCTTGTAAAGAAGCTAATAAAAAACTTTCCAAAGCAACAAAATTTGGAAAAATTTTTAATAATAGAAAGAAAGTATCTGCTAAATGGGCTGATAAATATGGTTTTATAAATAATACACCTCCTCGCGGTTATGTTTGTTTAAAAAATAAAAAAAAGTTCAACCAAAAAACTGGAAATGAAATATCTATAAAATTAGGAAAAAAATTTGCTAATAGATATATTTATATATGGGCTGCATTACCAATAAGTAATAGTTTAATTATAAAAAATCCAAAAAATGCTTATTTTTCAAATATAAATGTTAATGATGTATTTGGAAAATTAGATAAAGATGGTTTTATAAAAATAAGAATAAGAAATCCACAAATATACAAAGAAGAAGAACATTTTCCTCCACATATTCATTATAAAGTTGCGAATAAAGAAGGAACTGATTATACAATTGACTTCTTCACAATGACTTATTTAAGGAAAATAAATTATTGTAATTTAATGGATATTCTCAAACAAAAAAATTACATTATTTTGAATGCTCTTCCTGATAAATATTTTATGAAATATTATATTCCTGGTTCAAATAATCTTTATTATAATAAATGTGCAAAAATGAATGTAGGTGAAGTTTATAAATATATAGAGGATATATTAATCAATTATCCGAAAATTTATAAACAAATTAAGAGTAAAAAATTAAATATAAATAATATTCCAATAGTAGTTTATTGTGCTAATGCGAAATGTAGTGCTGCGAAAGAATTAGCTAATTCATTACTAAGAAAAAGTTTTGTTAATATTTTATATTATCCAGGAGGATTAAATGAATTTTATAAAAAAACTTATAATATGAATCTTTTCTAAAAATTAATATTTTTTAGATTATATATGAATAATCTTTATGATTATGTTATAATAGGTTCAGGAATAAGTGGTTTATATTTTGGACATCTTCTTAAAAATAAAACTGATAATTTTTTAATTTTAGAAAAAAAAGGAAGAATGGGAGGAAGAATAAAAACTGTAAAAAAAAAATGTTTTTGGTATGAATCAGGAGCTACAAGAATTCCTTTTAATCATAAAAAAATATTAAAATTAATTGAAGATCTTAATTTAGAAAATAAATTAATAAAAATGGATTGTGAAATTGATTTTAATATTAATAATAAATTTATAAATAGTAAAAAATGTAAATTGGATTTTAAAAAAACTACCAGAAAAATAATATCAAGAGGTTCAAAACTTTCAAAAGGAATTAAACTTTCAAATACTCTTTTTAGTATTAGTAACCATATATTAAATAAAAAAATTATTGATGATTACATTATTAAAACTGGATATAATTCTCAACAATATAAATGTAATTTTTATAATTATTTAAAAAATCTAAAAAATTATTTTAATACAAAATATTATAAATTAGATAATGGATTAATTCAAATAATCGAAGAATTGTCATGTAAAATTGGCAAAGATAAAATAAAATTATTACATTTAGTTCAAGATATAAAATATGATAAAAAAAATAAAATTTTTAATATGAAAGTAAATAATAAATTTATAAAAACTAAAAAAATAATATGTGCTGTACCTAAATTAGATTTATTAAAATTTGATATATTAAATGATTATGATAATTTATTAAATTCAGTTTCACATAACAAATATATTCGTATATATGCAAAATATAAAAAAGTAAATGGAAAGTATTGGTTTGATAATTTGAATAAAATTGTAACTGATAAATGTTTGAGAAAAATTATTCCTGTTGATAAAAATAAAGGAATTATACAATTATGTTATTGTGATAATTTATATGCTGAAATGTTGAATAATGAAAATATAAATGGAACTTTATATGAAGTCATTCACAAAAATATATGTAAAATATTTCCTAATTTAAAAATTCCAAAACCTACTTATTTTAAAGCCCATTATTGGGATGCAGGTACACATTGGTGGTTACCAAATACTGATACTACAAAAATAATAAATAGAATACAAAAAATAGATGATAATATACCACTTTATATTATTGGGGAAGCATATTCAACAGTACAAGGATGGATGGAAGGTGCATTAGATAGTGCTGAAACAGTTTTTAATAAAATATTTAATGAAAAAAATAAATTTAAAAAATTTAAAAAATACAGTATACATGAGGTATCTAAACATAATAAGGAAAAAGATGCTTGGGTAATTTATAAAAATAATGTATATGATATTACAAAATGGGTTCCATTACATCCAGGGGGAAATGTAATAAAATATGGTTTTGGTAAAGATATAACAGAACTGTTTCAAAATGTTGGTCATTCTAATTCAGCACATATAGTTATGGAAAAATATAAAATTGGTGAATTGAATTAAATTAAATATTTAAAAATCACGAGGTTCCAATACTTTAATCTTAATACTTTTTGCTTTTTTGTTGTAAGGTTCAGTACCCCTTTTTTCATCTTTCCAATAATAAGGTGTATATAAATCAGATGACTAAATTCGCAAAATTCACAAGTTAATGTAAATTTACTTTTGGCGAATTTCTTTGTTTAAAGACTCTCATCTAAGCCTATATTTTTTAAGTAAATGTTTCTAGCTCCATTTACATCTCTATCTATCTCCAAACGGCATTTTGAACATTTATAACTTTTTGAGCTTCCTAGTTCCTTATTTATGTTACCACATCTTCCACATGTTTTTGATGTATAACTTTCATTCACTATGTAAAGCTTTCTTTGCCACTTTAAGCACTGATATTTCAATTTCATTTTAAATTGAAAATGTGACAAGCTATTAAATATTCTATTTACCTTTCTGCTCAACCTTCTCTTGGAGATTATTTTTTGAGTTCCAAAATCAGGAAGTAATATTACATAATAATTCTTTACCAAATTATTACTTAACTTCCATTGAAAATCATTTACTATGTTTTTAATTTTGGTTCTCAATTTAAAACACCGCAAATCAATATTGCTTTTTGTTCTATCTGATTTATATTTCGATCTTAAAGATTTTAACTTACCTATTTTCTTATGAAGAATCTCCAACTTTGTTCCCAACCCATCTCCAAATTTATCTATAATTCCATCTGGAGAATACATTGTTTGAAAAGTTCTTACACCAGGATCTAAACCACAACTGGAATATTTTGCTTCTTCATATTTTTTATCCTTTTCTTTTGGTATTAACAAATACCAATTATTAACATCTCTTAATATTCTACAATCACTTTGTGGAATATAATCATAATATTTCTTATATTTATTTCTGACATAAAGTTTAGATTTATTGGAAACAATTTTCTTCCTCTTTTTCTTACCCCTTTTAGTTTTAACGGTGATATTTCTCTTGAATTTAAGTCTTTGCCTAAAAATTTCTAAATTTTTAATTGCATTTTTATCAACATGGAAAACTTGTTTTGGATTCTTTTTGGTTCTCATTTCCATATTA